CAACGGAGCGCAACGCGTCCACCATCACAATCGCTCCCGGAAGCACGTCACAAAGCGTTGAACTCTACCTCGGTGCTACTGGGCTAACCTTTTCCACCTCCGGTCTAGCGGCGTACTACGTCCGCAATCAGTCCGCACCGGTGGCTATCACGCTGGTCACGCAGACACCTACAGGCGCGTGGTCTTCTGGTGGCTTTGCTGAGATAAGTTCCTCCCTCGTGCCGGGCGTGTATCGTTTGGATGTCCCTGATGCTGCATTTGCTGCTGGCGCATCTGATGTCACGATAGTGGTGCGTGGTGCAAGCGGTACTAACGGGGCGGTGCTGACGGTCACGCTGAGTAGTGGTGGCTTGACGGCGGCGCAGACAGCGGCGGCGGTGTGGGATGAGCCGTACACATCGCACACAACAGCAAGCACATTCGGAGCTCGAACGCTTAAGACAACAGTCGACAATCGGAATGTCGATGTCGGCACATCGTTCCACATCCAGTCCAACGTCCACGCGATCGTAGACAGTACAGCAGCAGCCGATGAGCTTAAAGGCGCTCTCCTTCACAACGGTACAGACTACATCAGCGCGGATCTCCTGACGCCTGTGTCAGCTGCGACCAGCGTACACATCGGACCTTATCAACTCCTGGCTGATGGTCTCGGAGCAGATCAGCCGCTCGATGTCAATGTGGGCACGGCCACGAGCATCGATGTACAGGTCACTGACGCGAATGGCACTGGCATCGACATCACAGGTGCGACGGTCACAGCGAAGGTCTACAGCTCAGCGGGGACACTCGTGGCGTCGTACGCTGGCACTGCGACGTATGCGGACAATGGTCGGTTATCATTCGGTCTTACCACTACGGTGACCGCGACGTCTGGCACGTACACTGTGACTGTGACCAGGACAACCGGCGCGACCGACACGCAGATCTTTGGACCACTAAGATTGTATGTGAGGCCAGTATGAGTGTGAACATCATCAACATCACCGAAGACCCGGAACAGGTTGTGCAGCTCGCAGCCTGGACGGGTGACTGGCACACGTACGTGGTGCGTTTGGTGGATTCAAACGGCTCACCGATTGACATTACGACAGGCACTCTTGCGGCGACCTATACGACAGCCGCCACAGGCGTCGCTTATTCGTTCGGTGGAGGAAGTGCCACGCTCACGAAGTCTCTCTCCTCACAGGGCATCGTGACGGTTCTCAACCCCGCTGCATACCCGACAGCAGCTGTCGTGCGTCTGACTTTGTCCTTCACCGTGTCGACTACCGTGCGCCGCTTCGGTCCACTGCTCATCGAGGTCCTAGCACCGTGACCGTCAAGGTCGACCTGTCCGGCTTCGATGACGCGGAGCAACGTTTTCGCATGCTATCTGTTTTTCTCCAGAATGCAGTGAGCGCTTCGTACACTGGCATGATTGCACTCATGACAGGCGCAAAGTCAGGACGACGCTACAAGCTGCCAGGAACACAAACGATTTATCAAGCATCCGCGCCAGGACAAGCACCGGCGGTGCGAACAGGATTCCTGCGAACCTCGATCACAATCGGCAAAGTCAATGACTACGAATACGTGATCAGCATCGCGGCGCCTTATGGCAAGATACTCGAGTTCAAGAAGAACAGACCGTTCGCGATACCAGCATCGACGAAGGCATGGGCAGTGTTTCAGAATGTAGTGAGGAAGTACTTCAATGGTTGAATCCTTAGTTGTGGACGAATGGATTTTCGACACTCTCACAGCTGATGCAACGCTCCAGGGACTGCTGGCGGTGGACAACAGATCGCCATCGTACCAGCAGGGCATATACCTGTATCTGGCTCCTGAAAAGGACCCGATCAGCCTCCGCCAGCCACAGGTTCCATATATCGTCGTTCGTCACACTGACGCTGGCCAGACTGACACGACATCGATGTGTGGTGGCCGCATCGTGACGACATCAAGCCATCAGGTGTGGTGCTGGGACACGCAGAGTGGTGCAGTCTCGATGGCGCGTATCAAGGGCATCGTGGATAGAATCGATACACTGCTTAACAAGCAAAGTGTAAACAGCACGACGCCTGTATTCTTTTTGAATCGTGCATCGGTATCATCATCGGTCGACGTGTCGCAGGATGGTCGCGTCGATAATGGCATATCACAACTCTACATCGCCACAATAACTCCAGAGGTATAACCAACATGGCCCGTCCGTTACTCGCAAAAGACGTCGCACTGACGATCACTTTCACCGCTGCCGCTTTGACAGGCGACACGATTGCACTTCCGACAACGACTGCGACTTCGGTCCAATGTCTGGCGAAGTCGTTCAGCACAACAGTCACACAGAACATGGTCAATGCCACCGCATTGTGCGCGGTTTTTGAGGCATCACTTCCGACGACACAGGCAGGAACAGTCAACCTCGAGCTGTACATCGACAACACCACTGGTCCTCTTTTCACGACCAAAGTTGGATTCGGCTGTGAGATTGACGTCGACCTCGATGGCGCAGGGTCCGTTGCTGGCAACGTGGTCAAGTATTTTGGTATGGTTACTGAAGCAGGGCTGTCCCTGACTCCGGAAGAAACACAGACCGAAACCGCGACCATCAAGCTTGGCGTGTCCGGAATCACTGGTCTGTCAGGATCATAACTTGAGTTCAATCTTTGACAACATTCCCAAACTAGAAGGTCGACCGAATCACGTCGTCGACATCGAGCGCTTCATCGGAACGCCAGGTTCAATCGTTTTCCGCGAACCGAAGGCATCCGATCTGTTTCCTCGGCCTGAAGTTGAGAAGATGTTAAAGATTGCATACCCTGAGTTTCCAGCTCAGATGCTGCAAATCCTGATGATCATGGCACGGTGTTATGTGATTCAGCCTGGTGATGGTGAAATCAATCCCGGACGTCGCTTCGCTCAGTTAGCCCGTGACCGATCTGACATATACCTCTATGTTGTCGCGGAGTTCGCTAAAGCGTTTCCGATTGACTTTGCAGCGGCGGTAGACGAAGTCCCAAACGACTAAGCGGGGTGGCGCAGACGATACTGTACACAAGTGTGCGGCATTTGAAGCGCCATCCCCGTGAGACCGATTTCAGCCTGGACGAGTTCGCTGAAGTCGCATGGGCGGCTGAAGTCTGGGACAACCAGATCGTGGAAATTGTCAAGGCCGTCATGTCGGTCATGGCTAAAAGGACACTCTAATGGCGCTCGGCATCTTCGACATTGTATTCAAAGTTTCAGGCGCTGGCGATGCTGTCCAGGGGCTAAAGAACGTCAAGGCTGAGGCGAAGTCGACAGCTGATGCTTTAGACCATAGTAAATCCTCGGCTGTAAGTTATGGCGATCAGCTGTCAAAACTTGGAAAACTTGGCGCCACACTCGGTGCCATGGGTGGCCTGATTGCATTCGGTAAGTCTGCACTCACTGCAAGCGGAGAAGCTCAGGAACTAGCCACACGACTCGAAGTCGTTACAGGATCCGCAGCCGAAGCAGCGAAGGTCATGGCAAAGGTTCGCGAAGTCGCCGGTCCTTCACCGTTCACCACAAAGCAACTGGCGAATGCCGCAGTCGGATTGCAGGCGATGGGTTTGAACGCGCAAAAGGCACTCCCGAAACTCGCGGATCTTGGCGCGGCATTCGGTGCCGATGAGGAACACCTCAAGTCCCTGGTCAACATGATGGGCAAATTGAATCAAGGCATCATGCCAGATTCCGAAACGCTCTCGATGTTCGGCCTATCCAAAAAGGATTTTGCTGGCGAAGGAATCACGTTCGACAAAAACGGAACCTTGATCTCGAGTGCGTCAGAAACACTCGACGCATTGTTTCGCGTCATTGACAAGAAGTATGGCGGCATGACGGAACGCATGGCGAAGAATACAAATTCGCAGATGGCAACGATCGTCGATTCGTTTGAACAACTCAAGGTCAAGGTCGGTGATATCTTCGGTGCTGGTTTAGCCCTTGTGACGCCAGCCATTACAAAAGGCCTTGAAGATATCACAAAGTTCTTTGACTCTGTCAAGGTAAATGGTTCGGCTGCACAGACAATCCTTATGGGTATCGCTGCGACACTGGCTGCCATCACCGCAGTCCAGATTGTCAATGGCATTATTACCCTAGTCAAAGTCATGAAGCAGCTGGCAAACGGCCTTAAGTTAATAGCGGCGGGTGAGGCATTGGTCAATGCACTGGCCGGTCCTGCTGGTATCGCAAAGGTTCTCGCTGGCGTTGTAGCTGCTGGTGCAGCCATCTATGGAATGAATGCCATTTTTGACAGTATGGAGCAAAGCGGCGAGAAGACTGGAGGCACCACAGCACTTTCGCCTCCAGATACAAAACCTCCAATCGGCAAAGCAGCCGAAGCAGCTGCTAGTGCAGCAAAGTCGACCGAAGGCAAGGGCGGTGGTCTGATCAATACAATGATAGACATCGCAACATACGCAGCCAAGATGCAGGCGGCATTCGTGGACATGGCCAAAAGCATGGAGGGACACCTCTATGAGATTGCAAAAAACACAGGGTCCACTCGAGATCTGCTCGATCTTCGAAAACAGACATTCGGTGGCGGGCGCCTGGGCGCGATTGGTGTCACGGCTTCGGAACTTGCAACCGCTGGAAACAACCCGACGAACGTGGGTGGCGTCGGCATCATCCCGCAGACGCTCATCCCTGCTTCGACTGACCTTGAGCGTTCAATGCGTAAGATGATGATTCAGGCTGGACGTCAGAACCTGGTCACTGAAATGAGAAGAATCTAATGGCGACAAACTGGCCGTTACTGGTCGAGGTCGACTGTCCTGAACCACGTCCTGCTTTAGGTCGTGTGTGCGTCGGTGCTGATGGAACTTCATGGGACCGACAGAACTCCACTGGATGGTTTGACAGTGTGACCATGACGGCCATGCCAGCGCCTCTCCCTGTCACTGAAGGATGGTCGACCAACTTTGCGGGACTGTATGCGCGTGTACCACGAAGCGCCTACACGCTCACTACAGGCAGTGTATGGAAGCAGATGGAGGTAAATGCCGCTGGCGATTATTACCTCACCGCAACGGCACTCGGCACAGCAAATGCTGAATATGTGGTTACGACTGCGTCGTATGGCGTCAATCAGGGTTGGTACATTTCCGCGTACGTTCCAAACTGGGTCGATGCTTCGCCATTGCCTATCCTTCGCGTTCAGTGGGGCTACGGTGGAGCCAACACAGTCGAGCTGGTATTTCGTGCGAATGGGTCCTGCATCGTCTACAAGAATGGCATCCAGAAGGGTGTCTATGACCAGAGTGACACGAACAAAACGCCAGGACGAAGCGTCACAAGCGCCAGTGCAGTAGGACAGCGCAACATCGCGCTGATGATGATTCCGTTCAAACGTCGCGAGCTGCTTGTGACGTCGACATTCGGCGCTAACTTCTCACACCTTTTCGAGGATGTCCTGGACTCTCCTGGACAAACCATCGTGCCATCCGGCAGCTTCGCGTGGAAGGTTCCCTATGGGCGACCGACTGTGCAGATTGCACCGATTGCATATGAGACCACTGGCGTGTTCTACTCGAAGCCGATCAAGCTGCGCTATGCTCCCCCGACTGGTGCGACCTTCGTGGGCACTGTCTGGTCTGACGTCGTCGGAACATCCACCGGAAGCATCACAGAAACTGTCAGCGTGACAACGTCAGCAGGTGGCACGTATACACCTAATGGAGTCATAGACACGGTCCGGCTCAAGCTCGAGGTCACGACACCATCGCCATACACGCGCACCTCTGGTGTGGCGGCATCGATGGCGACGTATACACCAGCTGCAACAGCGACAGCGAACCAACCTGTGGACATCACAGAGTACATCGATGATCTGGTGCTGTCGGTTGATGAGACGTCCAGGACAACGCTGAAGATGAGCGCCAGACGTGGAGCACTCGAGACTGCTGGCGTTCAACAGCCACAGATTACATCGGACCGTCCGATTCGTGTAGCGATCTCGGACAGCGCGACACCGACACCGGCATACATCGACATCTTCCGAGGCACACTGGCGCCTCCGCAGATTCAGTATGAGCAAGCAGATCTGTCACAGAACTTCTCAAAACTCCAGTTTGAAGGACAGGACCGCTCGCGAGACTTTGAGCTGTATTACTTCCAGGATGGTCTGCTCTACGACGGATACACGGCAGAGGACGCCATCGGTGACATGATGACACTCGCCGGTTATCCTCCAGCGACCTATCTTCTGTATACCGATGTGACAGGCATAAACATCTCGAGGAGTCCAGACATCGCTCGTGGTTATTCCTCTTTTGTCCCTCAGCGCGGCGACACCATCGCATCGATGCTCAATAAGCTCAAAACGGACTACGCTGCAAACTTTATCACTGGATGGTCTCCGACCACTACTGGCTATAAATACCAGTGGGCAAATCCGTACGACCTCTCATTTGACAGCGTGATGACTTTGTACCAGAGTGTCCCTGCTGCGACAGCTGCTGGAGTCACTGCGGCGCTACGCGAGAAGCGCGTGGTCCGTCGTATGAGCGCGCATTATGAGTCGCCAGAGTGCAATCAAATCACAGTCATCGGACAGGACCCTAGAAATGGTGATTTGCTGTATTCGTACAATGCAGACGGAGCGAGCCAGGACGCGACCACACTACCAGCCGACCGACCTTTCAACTGGCGTGGTCGACCAGTTCCGTACATCCTCGCTGATCCAAGCATCACAAATGCCGATGTTGCTTATCAAGCAAGAATCGCACTACAGAACCGACTCATGGAAGGGCGCATCCTGATCGAGTGGGAGAGTGACTTTCTGGTTCTGAGCACCACGAATCGACCTCTATGGGTGCGTGACATTGTGACCATCATGCAGCCTGACGGTGTGACAGTAAAGGGCCTGTATCGAATCGTGGCTATTCCGACAATCGAGTTCGTGGTGGAGAATGGGACCGTGCAGTTCCGCAAAGCAATCTATCGAGGTCATTACCTCTTTGGTGAAGAATAGTGGCATACCTTGATGGCACACGGAGTGCGACAGCTGCATGCGACATCTCGCTGAGTTACAACATCCTTGTACATCCGATTGACCTTGTGCCGTTTGTTGCTCTAAAACTAGGTTATGTGGATGGCTCAGTCGGAGGCGCAGCTAGTCACACAGGCGCTTCCAGCACATGGACCTGGTCATGGACTAGCACACCTCACGCACCGAACTGGCAGTGGTTCATCTATCTCACGATGGTGTCCAATGATGGCTATGGTCACTCGACCACTGTCGTCAAAACGGTGGCCAGTGGCACTGAGAGTTTCGCGACTGAATGGGTAGATGTCGCTGCAACACTTAGCGGATCATGGTCGTGTACAGTCGGCACAGACAAACTGTGGGGAATCTCAGAGGCATCGTATTCAATCTCGACTGCGCCGACAGTCTTTCCTCCTGCCACAACATACGATTGGTATGAGTTGTCCAGGTATGGAAGTACACCATCCTGCACATTGACAATAGGTGGCACTGCTTGCACGGCTACCGGCTCATATGCATCTGGTGCGCGTCATCGAATGACATACATCTTTGGAGTCAGTTACGCTGGTATTTGTCAGGATGAAGCGACAGCATCGGCATCGGTTAGCAATTACCTAGTCAATGGGTTGGCGCCTTATGTCGCATCACAGAGTCATACTTATCTTGGCCAATCAACTACAAACTGGTCTGTATCAATGACTGCGGCCACGCTTGACAACATTATTGTAGATCTAAACACTTACGCCAGATTAGCCGCCACATGCAGCCTTATCGGTCGCACTCGAGCATGGTCGACATCCTATCCAGACAGCCTGACGTGTCGAATCACTGGGTTCGATAAAGAGACACTTGGCTATCGTGACGTCAGTGGCACCGGTTCAATATCTGCGTCTGACACTTTTTACCTTTATTCGACCGTCAGTGACATCACGAAGAATAGTTCAAGTGACAGCCTGACAACTGCTCTCGACAGTGTCCCGACCAGTGTGTCAACGGCCATCACTGGTGCATCGCTAACAGCTGCCGGCGAAGCGAATACAGAGACGCGGTGCATGTTCCGTGGCTTCAGGTTCAATGGCTGGAGTCTTGCATATGCCACGACACGAAGCATTGCAGGAACAGGTAACGACAGACTCTTTGCACCATACGAAGGCATGAGCGGATATCGCTACCTCGACATCCAGATCAAGGCGCAAAGCGGGACATCCGTGGCTGGAACATTCGTGCTGACGGACTTTCACGGAAATACAAAGACCTGGAACATTACAGCTCAAAACACGACTTTTCACACGGTGACCATAGACCTATGCAGTCCGGATGCGTGGTCGGTCTCATCGCTTCCAGTCGCTGATGGCAAAGACAATCCATACCCGCGCAAGAATACCGCCAGCACCTCCTTCGCTGGCTCAGAGAGCGTAGACTCGGCTTACTGGGGCATCACGTCATGCCAGCGCCTACGCATCGCTACAGGCGCGATTGACCTCGGCACCACGACCCTCAA